ACGATGACGGGAATGCTGGTTCCGGTCTTGGAAAGCAGGAGGCCAAGCGCATCGCCATTCAGAACAACATTCAATCTAGCGAACCAGATCGTCCGGCAATTGCAAAGGTGATGGACAAGAAGCAGGAATCTCCTCGTCCTGCACAGGCAGCGTCCTCTACCTGGCGCAACGTGGAGATCACGGATGTGAGGGTGGCAGCAAAGTCCAAGGATGGAGCCGCAAAGAAGTGGGTGCTTTACTCTGTTCAGTTTGACGGGAAAGCGGAAGCCCTCACCTTTGACGAGAAACTCTTCACGCTGGCCCAAGAGCTTTCTCTTGGTAAGGTGGATGCAGGGGTTGCTCCGGGCAAGAAAGACCCTTCCAAGTGGGAACTGGTTAGCTTGGCTCCCACCACGGGGGCATCAGCAAACATAACCTCCGATGAAAAAGCGTAAGTCTGGGACAAGGGGGGTGGCGAAAGCCGCCCCTCATATCGGAACCAAATATGAGAAATTTCTGGCAGTTTCTTGTTCGCACGGAAAATATGCCGATCCGACTGCGATTGAAGCAGTCCTCGGTTTCCGTGATAGGTGGTCACCATCAATCTGTGTCCATCTGGGGGACTGGTGTGATACTACTGCCTTTCGCTCAGGTGCGGCTGGTACGGCGGATGAATCGGAGCCAGTTGCCCCAGACATTGATGGCGGCATTGCATTCCTGCAAAAATTACGGCCAACTCATGTGCTGGATGGAAACCATGAAGACAGAATACCCCGACTGCTCAATTCAAATAACGCACTTGTCGCATACGCAGCGCATCAAGCCATCAACTTCATTGACGAGGCTTTCGTCAAGATTGGTTGCAGAAGGATTCCGTATGCTGGAGTTTATCAAAGGTATGTGGTTGGTGATGTGACCTTCACACATGGTACGATCTATAACGAAAATTCTGCAAGGGATATGGCAGAAATGTATGGAGGTAAGGTCGTGTTTGGGCACACGCATCGTAGCTCTATGGGGGAAGGACGCACTCTCAAGGAAAGCACCGGATACTGCGTCGGTACGCTTACTCGCAGAGGTGAGATGGATTATGCAAAAGCACGGAGAGCAACCCTCGGATGGAGACAGGGATTAGCCTTTGGGGAGATCGGGCCAAAGGATAGTGCCGTGTGGTTGTGTGCTAGGGGAGAGTTTGAAAAGGAATGGAGGATGCCGCTATGAAAGGCAATGATTGGTCTGAACTGATCGTTCAGCTTCAAAAGAAAGAGGAGGAACTCCCAGAAGAAGGATTCTTTACCAGATCTCAGTACGAGAAGAAATGGAATGTTAAAAGATGCGAAACTCAATCAAGGCTCAACAGGTTTCTTGAGGCTGGGCTTGCAGAAACAAAAAAGTTTCGGATTCAAACCGGAACCAGAGGACTTTACCCAACCCTACATTATCGAATCAAATGAAAAAACAAAATTCAGACTCACACATTGTAGAAGAGTATGTTGATTTGGCTGGCCCTTACAATCCTGCCGTGGAAAACCACATGGTTTGGCTTGAGACTGTGGTGAATGACATGAAGCGGGGGAATATCCCCTACCAAGTGATCACCAAGGACAATGGGTACTTCGTTCAACGCACAGGGATGATCTTGCCTAAATCCAAGAAATGAACCCCGGACTCAATGAACTGATTGTCATTGCTTGCGTGGCTGGAGCCATAGCAATCATGATCAACTTCCCCCAACGATGAAGTTCAAATCACTTGGACAGCTAGAGATTAATGGTGATAAATGGAAGGTAGGTTATGGACATCCAGGCTTCACCAATGGAAAAATCAATGATGGGATATGTGATTACGAAAGAAGGCGTATCGTCATCCATCGTGGATGCACTCGCAGTCTCTTGTCTGTGCTGGCACATGAAACAATCCATGCTTCAATGCCATTTGTTTCAGAAGAGTATGTTGATACCACAGGTGAGCTTATCTCTCAAATTCACGATATCTTTTCCAAAGAGCAGTCTGCCGGACATGGGGGAGGAGGTTCCTTGGTATGAAGATGAAGAAGATGAATAGCGTGGACTTCTTTGAAGAGTGGTTCAACACCATTGGGGTGAGAACCTATAGCCGCAACCACGGGAATGCTGACGGGCATCGTGACTACTTGAGCATGGCATTCCTTGCTGGGTGGTATGCCCATGATCGAAATGAAGACACAATCAAGGAGCTTCGGGAAGAGAACCGGAGACTTAAAGACGAAATCAACTGCCGACTAACATGAGCCTACTTCAAATATCCAGAAATGACCAAGTGCCTCCCGGCAATTACCGCTTCACAGTACCGGAGACGGGCTACCATATCGGGGGACTCTTCACCATCAATGAGCTTTATGAAAAGGTGGAACGACACTATAAGGACAACAACATCACTCTTCCCGATAACTGGAGGGAGTTGGTTATGGATCAGCTTTGCCGCCAGCTTCCAGAGGGATGGTGCTATTATTCTGATGGCAAACAATATGAGGGCAACGATTCAATTCTCTCCTTTGACAACATCTTGAAGGGGGTAAAGAGTTTGGCAGCAATTGCCAAATCTGCCGCCACCGGAGAGGAAGTGTTTGTGGATGAGTCAGAAGCAGAAGAGAGGGCCAAGATTTGCTCTCGTTGTTATTACAATCAAAAGTCCCAATTTTGCATGGGTTGTGGAGGAGCTAGGGTGATATTAGATATGGTGGGAGAGATCCGTGGACAGAGAAAAACATCCCTTGATTATGCCCTACAGAACTGTGGGATATGTGGTTGCAGGAATGATGCCATCGTTCATGTCAAGAAAAACCTCTTGCTATCCGGTGAGAAATTAGAGACAACTAACAAGCGTCCCGATTGGTGTTGGATGAGAAATGATGACCTATCGGAAGCTGCCTCTAAACTCCATATATGAACACAAACCAACCCTACGGACTTCTTGATCTGGACGTGGACGAAAGTCCAGAGGTTCCTAAAACTAGGATTAAGAGTGCTTCCAATGCTAGGGCCATGTTGTTCATGCTGATTGACGATGATCAGATTGCCTCTTATCGACGTTCCCAAGTGCAGGGGCAGATTGATGGAAACGCTCCATTCAATGATACCCAACTCAAGGAGATGGGTCAGGGGGATCGTATCAATGTGAACTGGGGTCATGCTGAAGCCAAGGTTGAGGCAGCGGTTATTCCTTATTTTGACATCCTCACTTCCGTGGGAAACTACGCCACGATCCGCACCAAGTACGGCAAAGATATGGGGAAGAGGGAGGAATGGAGCCGGATTATCTCCGACGAGTTCCACACCTTGTTGGATAAAACCAACCCCAAGTTTATCCAAGAGCATCAGGTTTGCCACAAGCAGTTGGTGATTCATGGTCAGGCTTGTATGTTCTGGCCCGATGCTATGGACTTCAGGGCAAAGGCCGTGGAGCCTTGGCAGTTGATCGTGCCAAAGGGCGCATCAGTTGATTGGCAGAACTGGGAGTTTTGCTATGTGCTTGACGAGATGTATACGGAAGAACTCTACCGCTACATTGATGATGCAGAGGCAGCAGAGCGGGGTGGCTGGGATGTGGAGGAGTGCAAGGAGGCCATCATGCAAGCCCGGATTGACGAGCAGGATCAACGTCGCCCCTGGGAGTGGTATCAGAAAGAATTCAAAAACAACTCCCTCTACTACTCTTATGCCAAGAGCAAGATCATCAAGGTGGCCCATATGTATGTGAAGGAATACGATGGTCGTATCTCCCACTATGTATTTGATCGTTTGAATTCCACGGAGTGGTTGTGTGCCCGTGAGTCCTGCTACAAGTCGTTCTCCAATGCCTTCACGGTGTTTCTGAATGGAGTGGGCAATGGATTTTACCACGGGGTGAGAGGGCTTGGTCAGAAGGTATTCAAGTATGCTCAAGCGATGGATCGCATCAACAATGCTCTCCTTGAGGGAGTGATTGTTGATTCAGCGGTGATGATTCAACCGCAGTCTGCCAAGGATGCTGAATCCCTCAAGACAGTCCAGATCGGGCCTTATCGAATCCTTCCCCCTGGCATGAACTTTGTCCAAGTGGGCACAACCTCCAAGTTGAATGGGGCCATGCAAGTTGCCCAGATGTTCCAAGGACAGGAGTCAGATGACATTGGGTCATTCATGCCTTCCGTTGCTGGTGGGCGAAAGAAGGGAAATAAGGAAGTTGAGGCAGAGATTGGCGAGAAGTCCCGACTCACCAACACCCGTGCAGAGATTTATCTTCAAGCTCTGGATGTGCATTACCGGGAGGTTTACAAGAGGGCTACCAACTTCAACGTGTTGGTGGAAGATCATGGAGGGGCACAAATCATTGAGTTCCAGAATAACTGTATTGCCAGAGGAGTTCCTAAAGCTGCCATGCTGGACATTGATTCAGTTAAGGCCACTCGATCCATTGGTCAGGGATCTTCTGCCGCTCGTATGACGGCAATGAAGATGATCCAAGAATATCTTCCACAACTACCGGAATCCAATCGCAAGAGGGTCATCAACGCCAACATTGCCGCTATTGCCGGACAAAATGGAGTGGATACTTTCGGTATTCCAGAAGAGGAGAAGCCAGATGGTCAGGCACTATCGGTGGCAAGCCTTGAGAACAATGCGTTCGTCACCGGAGGCCAAGTGCTGATTGATCCCGATCAGAATCACTTCATTCACCTTTCAGTGCATCTCCAGTTCGCAGGAGGGATCGTGGAGCAAGTCCAGCAGAAACAGCAAGATCCTCGTCAGGCATTCCAGACGATGCAAGCAGCTATTCCTCACATCCTCACCCACCTCAAATTCCTTGAGGAAGATCCTACCCGCAAGGAGCAGTTTGAGAATCTCAATCAGCAGACGAGTGAGTTGATGAAGATTGCCGATCAGTTGGGCAAGCTGTCAGAGCAGATCAACGAGCAGGAGCAAGCCCAGGCACAACAGGGACAAGGGCAACCTGACCCAAAGATGGCAGTGGCACAGAACAAGATCATGCTAGATCGAGCCAAGTTTGCTTCAGATTCCCAAATTAAGGCCGCAAAAGCTCAACACCAGATGATGCTAAAAGACAAACAAGTGGCTCAAAAGCTCATGGTTGAAAAAGTAAAATTGGCTTCTAAATACAGTTCAATAGCACCATAAAAGAATTGCTTGACGAATTTAATCGCAGGGGCATAATCGCCAACAACTAAACCAACCCCACAACACAATGCAAAACCCGACTGATGGGCCTAATGACCCCATCAATCCAAGTCACTACAAAAGCGCATACCCAGTTGAGGTAATTACCTTCACTGAATGTATGAATTTCAATCGCGGTAATGCGGTAAAGTATATCGCAAGAGCCGGGATCAAGGCCAAGGAAACTGAAGTGGAAGATTTAAAGAAAGCTATCTGGTATCTGAACAGGGAGCTTCAACGCCTCACTAAATGAACCCATTTGAACAAGGCAAGATTGAGGCCACCGAACAGATAGTGTCCCTCATCTACGAGCGATATATCTATCACCGCACCTTTCATGGGAAGGATTCGGAGATTGCTTTGGCCCATAAAAACTTGATCCATACGATTAGAGATATGCAAGCGGAGGAAATTGACAATGAGTAAGTGCCTCGTTATTGATCACGGATTGTTCACGGCATTTGCCCAGCGTCTAGCTGAAGAGCATGAGGTGAGATACTTCGTTCCCTATGCTGATAGGTCATTCCCTATCCCTGGCCCTGCATTCATTGGCGAGGGACTTGAGGGCATTGAGCGGGTCAACAACTGGGAGGAGAACCTAGACGTGGACTTCGTGGTGATTCCCGATGTGGGATTCATGTATCTGGCAGAGCATATTCGCTCCCTTGGTATCCCAGTATGGGCGGCTGGACTTGGAGAGAAGCTGGAAGTGCAGAGGTGGAGGGCAAAGGAAACCATGAGGGAGCTAGGTCTTCCCGTGGGCAAGACTGCCCTTGTGACCGGAATGCCAGCACTTCGTAAGTATCTGGAAGAGAATGAAAATGTGTTCGTCAAGATCAGTGGCTTTAGGGGCGTGGCAGAGACTTTTGCCTCCCCATCATGGGAGCATTCCCAACAGAGGGTGAATGAGTTGTGGGATGCCTTGGGTGGCCTCTGCAATGTGTTTCCGTTCGTGGTGGAGCATATGGTGGAGTCCGTGGTGGAAGCTGGATATGACGGATATTGCATTGATGGTAAGTTCCCATCCACTTGCTTAACTGGTGTGGAGGTGAAGGACTGCGGATACGTTGGGGCAGTGAGATCCTATTCGGATTTGTCTGATCCTGTGAGAGTGGTGAATGAAAAACTCACTCCATTCCTAGAAGAGGCCAAGTATCGTCAATGGTTCAGCACTGAGATCCGGGTAACTGACGAGGGCACTCCATACCTTATTGATCTCACCACTCGATGCCCTGCTCCTCCTTCAGCCCTTCTGTGGGAGATGATTGATAACGTGGGAGAGATCGTGGAAGCCGGAGCCAATGGAGTGCTGGTTGATCCGGTATGGAGGGCCAAGTATGGGGCACTGGCAGTGATCAAGAGTGCCTTTGCCGAGGAGAGATGGTGTCCCGTGAGCGTTTCGGACGAGTCCTCACGCTGGGTCAAGTGGCGCAATGCCTGTGTGGTTGACGGCAGGACCTACATCGTTCCCACTACTGGGGTGAGGATGTGTGAGATTGGAGACTGCATTGGCATTGGAGACACGATGGAGGAAGCTATCAAGGCTTGCCAGGAACACGCAGAGGGAGTGAAGGGATTTGATATCAAAGTCAATACTGATGCTCTTCCCGCCGCACTCGCAGAGATTGAGAATGCCGAGGAAAATGGCATCATCTTTTCCGATGAAGAACTACCAAAACAAGCAGACCTACTAGACTAATGACATTATCAGAATGGAGACAGAACGTGGATCTAGCCATTGAGCTAAAAAAGATCCTAGATAATCCGGTTGTGAAACACGCCTTATCAGTCGTGGACAACTTGAGCATGGCAAAAACCCTTGGCAATGGGGCTGGACTCATCCAGCAAGCAAACAACGCTCATGTGCTTTTCGGGTATGATTCCGGTCGAGCCTCCATCATTGCAGACCTCCACATCCTCTCTGAAGTGCCAGAAGAGCTTGTGAATATTGAACCCACCTACACCAACTAATTTCATATGGACAACAACACCACCACAGTAGCAGCAGACACCACACCCGTATCACCAGCAGAACGCCCCGGCGATCTATCCCAACTGGAAAAGCAGTTCAAGACCCGCCCCAAGTTTGAGAAGGTGGATTACAAAGCTCTCTCCGAGCTTCCAGAGAGTGCTTCCACCAAGGAGGTGGTTCCCACACCTGGGGGGCTAGACATCGTTCCAGAGACAAGCGTGAGTGATTTCCTCAATGCCCTTGAGAACAAAAAGAACACTGGCCCTATTGAAGACGAGCCAAAGGAGGAAACCAAGAAGGCAAGCAAGGCCAACTTGGACAAAGAATTTGACCTTTCCGATCTGGATCTTACCAAGGAACCGGAGGCAGTTGTTGAGCAACCCAAGACCAAGAAGAGCAAGGAGGACAACCTTGCGGAGCTTCGCAAGAAAGCAGAGGCAGCGGAGTTTGAGATCAAGACCCGTGATGAGAGGCTCGCTGAATACCAGAAGAGGGCAGAGGCACTGGAGGCAGAGCTTGAGCGCACGGCATTTGAGCGCAGTCCCAAGTTCCAAGAGAAGTTTGCCGCCCCATACCAGGATGCCATCACAAGGGCTACCGAGTGGGCCAAGGACTTTGCCGCCGACTCTTCGCTGGCAGAGAAAGCTCTCTCGCTGAAAGGCAAGGAGCGCATTGAGTTCATTGACGAGAACTTCGGGGGAGGAGCGGCATCTGCCCAATTCCTTTCCCTTATCAATGAAGCTGATTCCAAGCGTGGTGCTTTGGAGCAAGCGGTGCTTAACCATCGTGAAACTGCTTCCGTGTTGGTGCAGGAGGATGAGAAATCTCGTCAGGCCACCACCGAAAAGATCAACCGAAACTTTGATCGAGTGGCGCAGCATCTCGCTTCCAAGTCCGACTTCTTCCGTAAGGGGGATGACGATGATCACAATGCCCAAGTTGACCAGAGGATTGCGGCGGCAAAGAGCATCATCCACGCCACAGCTTCAGAGAACGACATGATGGTTGCTCCCTTCCTTGCGGTTATTGCCAAGGATGCCGTTGCCGAGAATGCACAACTCAAGGCAGAGCTTGCCAAGTATAAAGCGAGGGCGGCAAAGGATGCCGCAGTTGCTCCTTCCGTGAGGAGGGGATCTTCCGATGAGGGAGAAGTGAGGGGCAAGCCAAAGACTGCCGTGGATTCTATCCGCAATTATTTCCGATAAGTGAAGCTCCAAACCTACGGGCTGGATTTATCCAAGTTCCCAAAGGTATCGCAACTTGAGATAGAGTTGCTCATGGTGAAAAACCCTGACCCAAGCCGATTCAGTGGCTTGAGCCGGGGTCAACACATCAAACACGTTATCGCCATGCTCTGGCCTGACGTGATGCGGTCATGGAACGAATGGAATGAGCTTTCCCTGTGGGCATGGACGAACTACGACGAGATCGGAGTTACCGGATGTGCCGCTGCTGGAAAGACCTTCACATTCACCCTGCTCTCCCTCATTGAGTTTCTGGCTTGTCCTATGGGCACACGGGTGGCCCTCACGTCCACCACAGTACCATCTCTCCGAGGGCGCATCTGGGCCGAGATGATGAAGTTTGTGCGTCCGGTGTATCCGGCGTTTGGCCTAAATATTGTGGACTCCCAGACCAAGATCCAGTTCCAGAAGGGAGATGATCGAGCGGCAATCATTGCCCTTGCCGTGGATAGCGGGGCGGTGGAGCAAGCTGTGGGAAAACTCCAGGGGGTGCATATTCCCAGAATGATCATTGCCGTGGATGAAGCGGCACAGACCAACCCTGCCGTGTTCTCTGCGAGGGCAAACCTTCAAGTGGGAACGGACTTCTATCACTTTGTGGCGATTGCCAATGCTTCTTCCCAGTTTGACTCGCATGGATTATTCTGCGAACCCAAGATGGGATGGGGGTCATTGAACGATGATGATGAGTATTGGGAAACCAAGACCGGAGTATGTGTGAGATACGACGGGCTGAAATCACCGAACGTGAAAGCGGGTCGTCTTATCTATCCCTACCTATTCGCTCAAGAGAACATTGACACGATCAAGAAGAACTTTGGAGAAGGAAGCCTAGAATGGAACTCGTATGTGAGGGGGATGTGGAGCAAGTCAGGAGCTAGGAACTCCATCTTGGATCAAGCAATGATCAATGAGGGGAGGGCAAGAGAGAAGGCAACATGGGCAGGAGGGGGAATCAAACACATAGCGGCATTAGATCCTGCATTCACTAGCGATGGTGATGATTGTATCTTGCGATTCGGTAAAGTGGGTGAGGCAGCGGATGGGGATCTGATGATTGAATGCGGGGACATTGTGCGCTTGTCTCTCACCGATTCCGAAACCTATCCGCTATTCTACCAAGTGGCAGACCAGACGATTGCTGAACTCACCAGAAGGAATATCCAACCGGAGGATTTTGCAATCGATGCCACCGGAGCAGGAGCAGGAATTGCCGACATCATTTCCCAAAGGTGGAAGAACAATTTTATCCGGGTAAGTTTCGGAGGTGGAGCCACGGACGCTCCGATATCCATTGAGGATGAAAGACCAGCAAAGCAAGTGTATGCGAATCGAGTGAGTCAGTTGTGGGGACAGATCAGGTCAATCATCATGGCAGGAAGGATGAGGGGATTGGATGATCAAACGGCAAGGGAACTTTGCGCTCGCATCTACACGCTACGAAATGAACGCACGTTGCTGGAGAGCAAGAAGGACTTGAAGAAGCGCACGAAAGGAAACTCTCCCGACCGAGCAGACGCATTGGCACTGCTTGTGGAGGTGATGGTGACCAATTACGGATTGTCAAGCTCAATGGGGCCGTGGTCATCCAATGATGACGATTGGGAGAAGTTTGTTCTTGATAACGAATTGGAGTCTGACTATCGGTGAGGAAGCGGCTACAACCAGCCCTCACAACAAATGGAAAAAGTAAAACTGGTGCGTAATGCACCCCATCAAAAATACCATCTATCCGATGGAACCCAAGTGCCGGGAGGAAGCACGATCTGCAAGCTTGGAGACGATGCTGGAGCATTGATCCATTGGGCTTGGAACCT